GATGGGTATCCGCGCAAAGGCACCCCGTGGGCCGCTGTCATTACGGATATTAAAGGCAAAAAGCGCAGTAATGTCGCAACGGGGGTCTGGCCGTGAATCTGTACGAGCGCAACCGGCAAAAAGTTTACATGGAAATATCTCGCACATGCATGGTGGTGAGCTTTTGCGCAATCCTCTCCATCATCGCCTGCAATTGCGCGGGGTGCTTTACCACCGACAAAATCAAAGATGATTTTTACCAGAAGGCGAAAGAGGCTGTCGCGGCGCAGGAGGAAAGCAAGTGAAATGAGGGACTATTTCATAACGAAGATTTCCATCGGGTTTCTCTCCATCGGTGCGGTTGCCTCAACGCTCCCGACTGACGCGCCAGACCCTTTGACCCTTGCCGCGCTCTTGGAAAACTACGGCCCCGCCGGAATCCTTGCAATCGCGGTTTGGGCTTTATGGAAAAAATCGGAAAAGCGAACGGAACACGATGACAAATTGCGCGAAGAAAAAGACAAGCAATTTATCGCGGCACTCCAAGAGCAGACTAAAGCCATCATCAAGCTGAAAGTTTTGATTGTAAAGTACGCATCCGCATTGCGCGGAAAGTGCGGGATGGTGGATGACGTGATTCGTGAGGACGGGGAGGAGGAGAGCCATGACAAGTAAGATTGCAATGATGGTCGCAAAGTATTTGGCGCGTGAGGTGAAAAAGTTCGCGGCTTCCGACGAGCCAGACCGAGGCGAACTGCTGGGCAAGTATAAAATCACGCCAGTGGGCAATGGACTTTTCTGGTGCGAACTCGACGCGCGTGACCCGCTACGTTACCGCGACGAAAAAACCGGTCTTGAGTTTTCGCCCGCGCTTGGTGCGTTCAAGACGGACAAGGGCAGTATTCCGAAAATCGTCCAGCGGGTGAAAGCTCTTGGCTTGCAGTTAGAAGAGGACGACGCCGAACGCTCTTACTTGATTCACGATTCCGCTTACCAATCCGGCACGGTGCGCGTGCGCAAGTCTGGCGCGGACTGGTCGCCTCTCACGCTCACCCGCGAGCAAGCGGACGCTCTTATGCACGACTGTCTTTCGGCGGACTCAACGCCGGATGGAAAGCCAATCTCACGCGCCACCGCTTTTGCTGTATATCAAGCTGTACGGCGTTTTTCCGGCGGGCCGTGGCGAAAGTATCGTGCGCAAGACGCGGTGCGCGTGGCGGCGCTGGGCTTGGCGGAGGCATAGGCAGCGCGACTAAGTTTCCGCGCCTTCCACCTGGCGCACCGCCCCCGTCGGCTATCCTCCTGGCCGTCGGGGGCATCTTTTTTGCGCCATTTTTGCCCAATGTTTATGGGCTTTTTTGAAAAATCTTTCGCGTGGCGCATTTTTAGGGGTTGACAATTCGGGCAGAGTGTCGGACACTTGCGCCAACGATGAAAACAGACACCGCCAAACGCCGCCCCGCTAACCCAGCCGACAACCGGCTGACCGTGCGCTTCTCCCCCGAGGAAATCGGGCACATCGTAACCGATTCGCGCAAGCGGCGCATCTTTCCCAGTGAAACCGTGCGGCGTATCATCCGTTTGTATTACGCACCAAAAACAAGGAGGAAACAATGCTAGGAGTCACTATCGGAATCGTAGGCATCTGCCTGTTCGCCATGATGGCGTTTTGCAATGCGGGGTTGAAATGACCCCCGAAGCCAAGCATTGGCAGCAATACATTCATTCCCTGACCGACCGCCGGCAGGAGATTGTGAAAAAGGCCAACCTCCCAACCACCAGCCACCGGGACGCTCACGACATGCTTTGCGCCGTCCCCGGCTACGACTTCGCTATCAACTTGGCAGTCGAATACCGCAACGCCGCTGAAGGAGTCCCAACATGAAACCAATCCTCTGCATCGACCCCGGCGCATCCGGCGGAATCGCGTACATGGCAAGCGACGGCCGCGTTCACGCTATCCCCATGCCCGCCACCATGACGGAGCAAATTGACGCCATCCGCGAAATCGTCGCAGAGGTGCCCACCATCACCGCCGTCATCGAAAAAACCGGCTTCCACCGCCCCGGCAATAGTGCCGTGGCGACAGCCAAGTTTGCCCGCCATTGCGGACACCTTGAAGCCGCGCTCTATACATGGGGCATCCCCTATACAGAGGTATCGCCCGCCGTGTGGATGCGCGCCCTTGGCACACTGCCAAAAGATAAAGCCGACCGCAAACGCGCCATTAAGGAAATCGTCGCACGACGTTTCCCGCACCTGACCATCACTCTGAAAACATCAGACGCCCTCGGAATGCTGGTGTGGGCGACGCAAAGAAAATAACCACCAACAAAAAAGGAAGCCATGATAACACTTGAATCCATATCCCAATCCAAGCACATCCGCGCCCCGCGCATCATCCTGCTTGGCGTCGAAAAAATCGGCAAAACGTCTTTCGCTTGCGGTTGCCGGTTCGACCCTGCCGGCGCACTCCTCGAAACCGGCCTCAACGCCCCCGTCGTCATCCCATGCAAGGGAGAAGAAGGTACCGACGGGCTTGGAGTTCCAACGTTCCCCATCTGCGACACCGCAAATAAAATTATGCAATGTATATCCGCCCTTTACGACGGAAAACACCAGTACAGGACCGTCGTGCTCGACAGTTCATCCGCCGCTGAACCGCTCATCCATGACGCTGTTTGCAACGAGAACAGTGTCAAATCAATAGAAAAGGTTGGCGGAGGCTACGGCAAGGGCTACGTCGAAGCATTGCGCTACTGGCGCGATGTTATGACCGGCTTTGATGCTTTGCGAAACGAGCACAATATGACCAGCATCATCATCGGCCACGTCCGCGTTCGCCGCTTCGACGACCCCAACGGCGACAGCTACGATACCTATGCGTGGGATATTCACGATAAGGCCGCATCCGCCCTATACAAATGGGCCGATATTATCCTTTTTGCGAATACCAAAGTCGTCATCCGCAAGGAAGACATTGGTTTCAGCAAAACTAAATCGAGGGGCATAGATGCAACCGGCGGCCAGCGGTTCCTGTTCACGCAGAAACGACCCGCGCATCCGGGCGGAGGACGCCACGTTTACGGACGCCTGCCATACGAACTCCCCCTCGACTGGACCACCTTTGAAAACACAATCGCGGAAGCGATGCAACCCCAAGGAGAAAAAAACCATGAGTAACGACATCAGTCAAGCCCTCGGAGGCGACTTCGACGCCGAAAGCATCCCGATCCCCAGCTACGAGCCCATCCCGCCGGGATGGTACGCAACCGAAATCGACAAGGCGGAAGTCCGCGACACGAAGGCCGGAACGGGTAAATACCTCAAGCTGGAAATGGTCGTCCTGGACGAAGCCCACAAAGGCCGCCGCGTCTTCGCGCAGATCAATCTCTCCAACCCCAACCAGCAGGCTGTTGAGATCGGCCAGCGCGAACTGGCCGCCCTCGCCATGGCTTGCGGCGTCCCGGCCCTCCGAGACTCCGCTGAACTGCTGCAGAAGCAAATCCTGGTCAAGGTCAAGATCAAGACCGAGGAAGGACGCGAGCCCGACAACGTAGTCGTGGGATACCGGCCCCTTTCCGACGCCGCCCCGGCTGCGCCCAAGCCCGCCGCCGCCAAGCCGAAGCCAGCCGCCGCGCCCAGCGCGTCCGGCAAACGTCCGTGGGAGAGATAGCCATGAAGTCCCTCGAAGAACTGGCAGCCGACCTGTACGACGCCAAGAAGGCCGAGGACGCCGCCAAGGCGCAGCGGATCGAAGCCGAGCAGGCTATCGCCGCTCTGGTTGAAACGCCCGAGAACGGCTCCAAGACCGTGACGGCCGGGGCGCTCAAGATCACGGTAAAGCGCGGCCTGTCCTACAAAGCCGACGTCCAGGCGATCCTCGGGCTTGGGCTGGCCGACCCGCCACTCAAAACAAAGATCGAACTGCATGAAAAGGCATACGAGGAAATCCGGCAGACGGACCCCGACCTTTTCAGCAAAGTTTCGCGCTTTGTCACGGTCACGCCCCGCAAGGTGGCCGTCAGTCTGAATCTGGCCTAACCGCCGGGGGAGGGGCGCGACTCCTCGTAACAACGCGCACTATTTTAGGAGGAACAATGAACGACATCGCCGCCGCCATCCCCAAGACATCCGCAACAGTCGAAGCCATCTACCGGACCTACGAGGAAAAGCGCAAGGCCGAAAAGCCCCGCGCATACCTCGGGGCAAGCATCATCGGCCACCATTGCGACCGCTACCTATGGTTCCAGTTCCGCGGGGCTTGCGCCCCAACGTTCACCGGGCGGATGCTCCGCTTGTTTGAAACCGGGAACATGGAAGAAAAGCGGATCATCCGCGAGCTTAAGGAAATCGGCGTCCAGGTCGAGGGGGAATCACCTCAAATCGCAATCGAAGCCATCGGCGGACACTTCCGCGGCCACCTTGACGGTATGGGGCTGGGCATCCCCGAAGCCCCAAAAACCTGGCACGTTTTGGAGTTCAAGAC